AACACAAAACAGCGGTATCAACACTCTTGATTATCACAATGATATACCCATTGTCCAAGCAAGATGGTTAGAAATTCTTCGTGCCAGCGAAACCAATCCTACGCTTAAAGACCTTGCTGATCAAATATATATAATTTACGAGATGAGTGAAGAAAAGCAAAAAGAAGAAGAACGGGATTTTATAGGTGGTTAACAAACTTGAAATTGGTTACGAAATGGCACAACTTGATTTGCGCAATCGACAGTTCTATGATGAATTGACGGATGAAGAACGCAAGAAGTTCTCAACCTATCTTATGTTGCGTTGGGGCAGTGTAGTCAACGGTATTCCAGAATTGCAGCAATATTATTTGCAAGCAATGAACGAGCGCGTGAACAAGCGTTTCTTTGATATTAACAAGCATCCTAAACTACAATGGCTTCTGCTGACCACTGTAAGCCCTAACATGGGCAAGCATCGCCATGAGTGGATGGCATACAACAGTAAGACTGCCAAGAACAAACGAGCGCAGAAATTATTAGAATTATATCCGCATATTAAGAGTGATGAAGCAGAACTTCTTTCTACTCAAATCAGTGATACTGATTATAAATCAATGTTAGTTGAACTTGGATATAGTGACAAAGAAATCAAAGAGGCAATGAAATGATTTTATTTGCAGGCGATAGTTTTAGTGCATGGGATGATGACGAATCTTGGACACATCATTTTGCCTTTCACATTGGCAAAAAATATAAAAATGTAAGTTTAAAAGGTTCAAGTTTATGGTATGCTTTTGATTGCATAGAAAAAGAAAGCGATAAAATATTTAATGGCTATTATGATTATTTGGTAATTACATGCACTAATTATCGTAGAATACCTTATTGCTCTAATCCTATAATGAGTTATTATGCAGGAAAGGTTGAAGAAGAGCCATTAGATACAGAAGAAAAAAAACAAAATGCGGCGCATTTAAATTACTATGATAGATTTTACAGTGAAAAAATGAATAAATTTTTGTATGAAAGAGTATTAGAATTTATAATTACAAAATATTCAAACCATGTTAAAATTATATTCTTACCTGTTTTCGATGAAAGTTTATTTTTTTTAAAAAAAACAAATAATTGGATTAACAATTTTTATTATTTAAATTTTCAATTATGGGATATAGCTGTTAAAGATGATAGTTTTGTTAAAAATCACTTTTCATTAAAAACTAATAAGTTTTTTGGAAAGGTTTTAGCAGACAAAGTTCATAATTCTAGTTTTGGACCAATTAATTTAACTTTGAAAGAATTTAAAGCACAACTTAGCTTACAAGAAGGTTAATTTTAGGAACAACATTATGGAAATAGATACGCTTACTGTTGTATACAAAGATGAACTTGATCTGTTAAAAAAACAAGCAGAAAAATTTAATCTTTATATGCAAACAGCTAAAATTAATAATATATATGTTATTTTAAATGATGATACTTTAACAGAAGCAAGCATAGATGTTGATTGGTGGGGTAATTTAAAAAACAAAGTAAAAATTCTTCATCGAAGCAAGTTAGGCTATAATCCATCAAGTGAAATAAAAGGATGGTATACTCAACAAGTTTGTAAAATATTAGGAACTTGTAATGCTAAAAGTGAATGGTGTTTGATATATGACGCCAAAACATTACCTAATAAAGAATACAAAGAAGAATTAATATTTGATGGCAATAGGGGGAATTTTGCTAATTGGATTGAGAATATTAGTCATCATTGGTATTCTGGTTTACAATTTTTAAAAGAAAAGTATAATATTACTGATTTTAAATGGATAAGTCCAGCGGGCGTTCCTTTTCTTGCGCATGTGCCAAGTATGCAAGCAATGGTAAATGAAGAAACAAATTTTGTTCAGTGGTTTCACTCCTATTGTGATTTTCCTAATAAATTTAATACTAGCACACGTGGTATAACAGAATTTTTATGTTATAGCGCATATGTTAGCAGTAAGCCTGGTTTGTTTGAAAAACTTTATACTGATAAACATTTTATAGGTGTTTATAATTTAACAGACTGGCAAGTAGATCAATTTGATATTTGGATGGATGAAATTAAAAAAGTAAAACCATTCACAGTAAGTATACATCCAAGAGCTTATAACTTGTTAACTGAAGACCAACGTAATGAATGGAATAATTATATAAAATGAAAGCAGTGTGTATGGTTGCGCATCCCGATGATTGTGTAATCTTTGCTTATCAATTAATTATGGAACACCGTGATTGGGATTGGACTATTTGTTATCTTACCTACCAACGAACCGATCCTCGTGGAGCAGAGATTTCCCAATTTTGGGAACGCCGTGGTATTTGCACAAAATTTTGCGGTATGCCTGATAATTGGGAAAGTGTTGAAAAGGGTAAAACAGGATTTAACAATGATGATGCAGAACAGTGGATACGTGCTGTATGCGATGGCGCAGATATCATACTAACACATAATGAAAAAGGGGAATATGGACATCCACATCACTTATTCATTAATAAAGTAACACATTTTATTTCAATACCAAAAGTTTATTTTGGAAATTATCCTGATTTTTATAATCATTTAATAGGCACAGCTACACCACCATTTGACCCAAGTGAATTGCCGCTACACGAAGAAGTTATTCGTGGATTTGATTTGCGTATGTGGAAATATTTTATTACCCCTGCAGCACAAAAACTGTTATAATTACAACATGGATGAATTACGCAAAATTGCAATGGAAGCAGCAAAAGATGTAAAGCCAGGTGCGCATGTGTGCAAATACTGTGGTCAAGGGTTTACACGTGAAAGCACACTACAAGTTCATCAATGTGAGCCAAAACGCCGTTCATTACAGCGCAATGAAAAAGGCGTTATCATTGGCTTTAATGCTTGGTTGCGGTTTTATGAAATTACACAAGGCAGTGCCAAGTTAAAATCATATGATGATTTTAGTAGCAGTCAATTTTACAATGCTTTTGTAAAGTTTGGGCGACACTGTGTTGCTATCAGCGCAATTAATACAGAACAATTTACTGACTATGTGTTAAAAAAACAAGTCAAGATTGATAATTGGTGCAAAGATGCAGTTTATGCAGAATATCTTTATGGGTTATTGCGAACAGAAAGCGCAACCGATGCACTTGAACGCAGCATTATCACAATGCAAGAATGGGGCGATGAAACTGCTAATGATCTTGTAACATACTTTAACAATATAAGCAGCAATCGTTTTGTGCAACATATACTAAATGGTCGTGTTAGTTGTTGGGCAATTTATTGCTGCGATAGTGGCATTGATAAACTTGGCACAATAACCGAAGAACAAGTTACTATGATTATGCCATGGATTGACCCAGAATTTTGGCAGCGAAAATTACGAGATTATCCCGCTGATGCAGAAATGACACGCCATATATTGGAACAGGCAGGTTTCTAATGACACAGCGTTTTATAATTGGAAATGCATCGCTAAAAAATATTCGTGATTTATCGGATGATATCTATACGATAGATTTAATAAAAAATAAAAGTATTCTTGTTATTGCTGATGCATCATATTATATTTTAAATGAACAAGAAATTATAAAATGGTGCAATTCTTCCTTGACAACTTGGGCACAAAAAGGTATGATATTAGGGTTCGTAAATGATGAAGAACGTAATCTATTCTTAATGAGGTGGGCATGATTAAAGAGTTTGACTTTGAAGATGATTATATGAACGAAGAAGACAAAAACTTCAAAAAGATGGAAGAGTGTATTGCAAACGGATGGTTTGTTGTTAATGTTGATTGGGGACTTTTATATTTTTGGGATGAGAATATTGAAAGTTGGATTTTCGAAAATACTCAAGGAGAATGGCATTGGCATGGCGACGATTATTCAAGCACTTTGGCATTTGAGAATGACAAATCTGCAGCGTTGTTTGCATTAAGGTGGACATAAATGGACATTGACATAGACTTTGGAAACCGTGAGGATATCTTGAAACTAATCAAACATATACCTGCGTCTATACACCGTGATGGCACTGTTGTCAAGCACAACACTGGAGTCTATGTCAATCCTATTCCATACAATCCGCTAAGTGGTTTGAGTAATATTGATTATGTCGAAGCCGAAGAACTTGGTTATATGAAGTTAGACCTACTGAATGTTCATGTTTATAATTCAGTTCGCAGTAACGAGCATCTTGACGAACTCTGTAACCGTGAACCTCAGTGGGAACTGCTAAAAGAAAGGGATTTTGTTGCCA